GTCGGAACCTTCACAAATTCCATCAGCCTGCGGATGATATAAACATACCTGTCAATGGTTTTCTGGCTGCGGCATTCCACTTTCATGGCTGCAACAAAGCAAATCAGCAGATCATCATTTTCGTTGTCAAACGCTTTGGCACGCTGCACATCATATCCGTCCAGCACATCAGCAGCTGCTTTTAGAACATGATTCAGATCCGCAGCGGTAATCTTGTCCGCAAGCAGCATCTCAAGATCCCGCATCAGGTCAACCTTTGATTCAATGGCCACAATCGTTCCCCCTCTCTTGTTCTTCTCACAGGTCCATATGCTTATCCGGCCCGCCGGCGTCCAGGATCTTCCGCTGCCAGCTGTTCATGTGGCTGACCCACATGCTGCACACACTGCGCCCGCGCCGGAACCGCAGTCCTTTGGCCTGACATGCGAATTTTCCGTATTTTCCGTGAAAAACCGGATCATTCTGCGTGCACCGTGCGCAGCTCTCGCACAGGTTCCGATCCTGCCGCCGGATCCGGATCCTGTTGTCCGCGTCCGTCATGATGTCCGTCCGGACTTCAATGTCCAGACCGTCCAGCACATCAATGACCACCTCAGGATCGTCAAGCATTGGCTCCATGCGCAGATCCATGTCATCCACAAATTCCCGGACCTTTGCGTCAGAAAAACGGTAAAACACCTTCAGCGTCAGCGCAGCTGCTGCAATCACGGTCCTGATGGTTTTATTGATCGTTATTTTATCCTGGTCAGCGTTCCGGTCCATGAACAGATCAACGCGCCGTTTCAGCGTTGTCTGCCGGTGATGTCTTCCCATGCTGGTCATTCCTCCCGTGCTTCGTTGCCGTCCCTGGTCATCCAGTCAGCTGCGCGCTCATTCCTGAGGATCCGCGCCCATTTGGCCTGGTCCATCTCGGCCCGGCGTTCTTCGTATCGTCCCCGGTCATATAGCCGGCTAAGATGTCCAAACCATTCAGACATGGATCTGTAGCGGTCCGCGCAATCCTCTGCCAGCTCCGGCGGCATGCCGTTGCCCAGGAATCCGCACAGGGTTTCCTGCGCGCCGATCATGTCCACGTCCCCGAAGAACTGGCTGATGATCCGTTGCGCCACTGCGCCCCTGGCCCGCTCGCTGGTCAGGAAAGCCCCGTCAAACCGGCAGGGCTGCTGCTGGCCGTTTTCGTCCGTGTAGGTTTCGGCCATCCGGTCCCTCGCGCGCGCGTTGTTGTTGACGATATCGTTAAATGTGTGTGTATCGTTTTTATTTATCTCTCTGTTGTTATTTATATTTATATAATAGGGTGCAGGTTGTGGTGCACCTTGTGGTACATGTTGTGGTACACCTTGTGGTACATGTTGTGGTACACCTTGTGGTGCATTTTTGCACCACTGCACCCCGGAGAGATAATGCAGCCGGTATTTTGCCGGCTTGCTGGCGTTGTCTCCCGCCCGGAAATCAATATAACCCATCTGCTTCAGCCTGTTCCTGGCTTCCAGCATGGCCCGCTTTTCCAGCGGACAGTGTGTGACTAATTCGGCATTATTCACATTGAAAAAATCATCCGGCCACTCCCAGGTTCCGGTCTGCTCATTTTCCCGCGCTCTGTCGTTTGCAAGGTAAAATAAAGCAATCCAGAGCAATCTGGCGCGTGCCGGGATGCTCTCTTTTCGGCATGTGTCCATAATGGCCCGAAACTCCGCCACGAAATTGATTTCACTCATTGTCAATCATTCTGGCCCTTGGGTCAGCTCCCGTTTATCAATTAAACCCTCTGCAATCGCGATCAGCGCGCAGCGGAAAATGTAGCTGTCAATCCATCGCCGGACCGTGGATCTGGTGCATCCGATGATTCTGCAGACATCCTGCTGGCTGCGCCTGTTCCGGAAAATCAGCAGGGCTGCCCGGCCCTCGTTGCTGTCCGGCGGATAGATCTGATCAACAGCGTCAAAAACCCGCAGCCACAGCATGACCTTTTGCAGCTGCCGCTCCGCCGTGACGATGGCCACAGCTGCCTGGCCGGTGCGGTCGCTGGTCCGGTTCCCGGATCCGCCGCCGTCATTCCCCGATGAGCTGATCCCGGCCCGCATCCTCGCCCGCATCAGCCTGGCTTCCGCCCTCTCTTTCATCTTGTCGCGTCCTCTCAGCTTCCGCGTAATGGTCTGGTAGACGCTTTCCGGAATCATTTGCATCTTTGTTCACCTTCGGCATGATCCAGATGCCGTATTTCCTGCAGTAGATGTTTCGTCTGTAGGTCAATCTCCCGGCCCATTCGCATCCCGTGCATTTCATTTCCTCCCAGCAGGAAATCAAGGCCCCGCTTCCTGCCGCAGCTCGCGCCGCTTCATGATCAGGCGGATATCTGTCCACCTATCGATCTGCTTCTGCACAGCCGTCAGCGCGACCTCAGGCACGTCATGCAGATCTTTGATTCCGTATCTCTTTTTGATGTCTCTTTTGATGCCGGCCCGGATCGCCCTTTCGTCCCCCGGATCCGGCAGGGCATATTTTCCGCAGATCTCTTTGACCCGGATGTTGATCAGATCATTCAGGCATTTGACGTCATCATGGCTGGCCGTGATCTGCCGCTGCTTTTCTTCCAGTTCCTGCATGCGCCTTTCCATGGCGCTCATCAGATTTCCCATCCGGAGAATCATTTCACCCATCCGGATCACATCCGCATGCAGATCCTGCACATCCTTCTGCGGCAGCGTCATTTCCTCCGGTTCCTGCGGGATCAGCTCAATGCTCATTCCACAGTCACCGCCCCTTCAAATGCGTCCGCCTGTTCGGCCTTTTCCATGATATCCTGGATGGCCCGGACCCAGCTGCTGATGATGGTCAGCTCACTGAGGATTCGCTTTCTCTCCCGGTTCAGCTCCGCCGGGGCCGCGGTGAGCATGCAGTTGGTGTCAATCGTGAACCGCTGGCAGGCCATCTGGAAAGTCTTCCAGATCGGCTCTTTCTGCTCCGCCCCGGCAGCCAGGGCTTCCAGTTCCGCTTCCGCGGCTTCCGCCCGCTCGTTCGCTTCCGCAGCTGCGCTGATCAGATCGTCATTGGTCTTTCGCGCGTTCTCCAGCTGCTTCTTTAGGCGTTCGTAATCCTCCGGGACTTTTTCCACAATCTTTTCCACTTCCACCCGGTTGTTCTCCGCCGTCAGCAGATCCGCCTTCATCTGTTCCAGCCTGGCTTCCAGATTGGCGCGCTCCGTGTTCAGCCTGGCGTTTTCGTCATAGAAGCGCTTGGCATCCGCTTCCGCGGCGTCCGCCCTGGCCGTTTCCGTGTTCGCGGCTTCCGCGGCCCGGTTCCGTTCCTCTATCAGCCTGCGGATCTCCGCTGCGCTTTTTCCCTCGGTTTCCTCGGCCAGCGTTTCCCGTTCCTCTGCCGGCGCGCTCAGCAGTGCCAGGGCTTTGCTGTAGCTCAGCCCGGCCAGCCGGCTCCCCGGCTGAATCTCCCGCGCAACGCGCATGTAATTGCTGGCTGTGCTGCTGCTCAGTCCCAACTCTTTCAGCCATGGAAGAAATTTCCCATGGCCCAGCTGTTCCTTGGCGTCAATGCAGTCCTGTCCCAGGCCGATGGCCCTGTTGATCATGTCCTGCATGTTCATCCGCGCGCTGGCCGTGATCTCGTCCAGGCTGCGCCGGATCTCCGTCCGTTCCTCGTTCATTGTCCTGACAACCTTCCTTTCGTTTCTTTATCTCAAATTTCCATCTGATGGAAATTTGGAACCCCGTCCCGCGGAATCAGATCCGCCATTTCGTCCAGACCATGGAGCTTCAGAATCATCCGGCAGCATTCCCGGAATTGGGCTTCATTCGCTTCCGCATATTCCACATGCGTGATCTTCATGGTCTTCCGGCTGACTGTGATCGTCACAGGCATCCGGTGTGTTTTCCCTTGTTCCGCCACGGCCAGCCCCTCCCTTCTTTTTGTGGTGCGCGGGGCCGGTTCCGCCCCGGCCCGCCGCCAGTAGCACATCCTGTGTCATCCGCCAGGAGAGCGCTTTCACATCCTTTCATTTTTAAACGTCTGACACCCGGCAGCGAATCTAATCCGCGCATGTGCCGCGCTCATTTCGGCTGCGGTTTTTTGAAGATGGTGCAAAAACGCAGCACCGGATGATTCTTTTGATAGTCCTCTGCCAGCTTCCGGCTTTGAAAGGTTTTCGCTTTTTCGATATCCCGGCCATATTCGGCAGTGATGATGTTGCCTTGCCCCGGCTCCCGCTCCAGGCGCGCGCCGCATCTGCTGTCCGGATACCACTGCCCCGGCTTTTTCTCTGTGACGGTGTAGAGATAAGCGCCGTCAATGTTCTGCAGAATGTATAGCGTTCTCATTTTCAGACGATCTCCAGATTCAGCAGAAAGATGGTCATTTCCTCAATTTGTTCGTCAATCTTCTGCGCTTCCTTCAGATAGGCTTTATCATTCGCCGTTTCCTGCGCCCCGTTGCTCTGTTCGATCACCGGCGCCGTCTGGGTCATGACGTGCGCGCCATGGGCGATATCCATCAGGGCCTTGTCACTCACAACGCCCTTGCCCCGGCAGATCAGACTGTGCATGTAGCTCAGAGAATGGATCAGATTTTTATACATTGTCGTTCCTCCCTTATTCCTCAATCAGGTCATCAACAGTGCATCTCAGTGCCTTGGCCAGCTTGGCCATGGTGAAAACCGTGGGGTTTTTCACGCTGCCGGTTTCAATCTCGCTGATCATCGGCTGCGGTACGCCAGACAGATCCGACAGTTCGCGCTGGTTAAGCCGGCGCTTTTTGCGGTATTCCTCCAGTAAGATTTTCATGCGGGCCTCCTTTTTTTGGTTTATAGGCGATTCGTTAATAAGGATAAAGGTAAAACATTAACTTGTCAATAGGTTTTTCGATAAAATGAGTATAAAATAATTATAACTAAATCTATTATCTGGTAAGAGGTGGTTTTATGAATCCAGTTGGAAGGATAGTAAGAGAAGAACGAGAAAAGAAAGGCTTGAGCCAAAATCAGCTTGCAAAGAAAGCAGGAATAGCCCAGGCCTCATTAAACGCATTAGAATCTAAAACAAATAACCCAAGTGTTGAAACACTATACTTGCTTGCTAATGCTCTAAATTGCACTGTTTCTAAATTATTGGGAGAAAGCGGAGAAGATGCAGCTGTTTTGCTGCCTGATCAAAGGGCGTTATTGGATATATATGATCAATTAAACGAAACCGGCAAATCTCTTCTAATTGCACAGGCGGAAAGCATCCTGCAACAGCCTGCGCTGCGCAAAAAAGACTCTATGCGATCCGCAATGTGAGGTAGACAGCTATGCCTATCATATACGGTTATTGCCGCGTTTCCTCTGAGGAACAGGCGCAGCGCGGGATTTCTATTGACGCGCAGCGGAATCTGCTGCAATCCTATGCGCAGGCAACCGGCATGCAGATCCGGATCTTTGAGGATGCCGGCTATTCCGGAAAGAACACATCCCGCCCGGCCCTGCGTCAGCTGCTGGTGTCCCTGGATGATTCAGTCTCCATGATCCTGGTCTGGAAGCTGGACCGGCTTTCCCGTTCCCTGCGGGATACCTTGTCCATGATTGAGGATGTTTTCCAGCCCCGCGGCATCACGCTGGTTTCCATCACGGAATCCATTGACACCTCCAGCCCATCCGGACGCATGATGCTGAACATGCTGGCCAGCTTCGCCCAGCTGGAGCGGGAACAGGATTCCGACCGCGTTGTGATGGCCCATAAGCATCTGGCTGCGGAATGCCGCTATCTGGGCGGCCATGTTCCCCTGGGTTATTGCATTGATGATCAGAAACATTATCAGCTGGATCCTGTGGCCGCGCCCATCGTGCGCCATGTGTTTGAGATGTATCTGTCACGCTGCGGATATACAGAAATTTTGTCCTGGCTGAATGCGCAGCAGTTGCCCGCCGGCACGCGCAAAAATCCCTTTAATAAGCCGGATCTCAATTTTATGTTGAATAATGAGATTTATTCCGGAACCTTTGTCCGGCGTATGGGCGCGGATCCGCGGCATAAGATCACCGCGCCGGAAACCATCCGGATCCCCGGCGGCGTGCCGGCGATCCTCTCCCAGGATGAATGGAACCGCGTCTGTGACATCCGGGAACACAACCGGACAACCGCGTCCCGCGCCCGCGCGTCCTCCCATGTCTATCCCCTTTCCGGTCTGGTCCGCTGCGGTGTGTGCGGATCCCTGATGAAGGTGAACGTTGGCGGAAAAACCCGCGCCGGCGAACTTGAGCGATATTACAAATGCGAAAAAAACCGCTGCTTTCCCCCGCCCAGGGTGGAAGCAGCGGAGCAGGCAGTTTTTGAATCTCTGCATTATTTCGCGGATCATGAAGATGATCTGCGGAAGTCCTGCGCCATTGCCAATGAGTATGCCGCCGGCGTGGATCAGGACCGCGCAGCTGAGATCCGGGACATCCGGCAGCGCATCCAGGCGGAGAAACAGCGCTCTGCTCAGATCATCGCCTTTGTGGCAAAATCCGGGGCAGACGCGCCACTTTCCCTTATGGATGAACTCCAATCCATTGAGAAACGGACAGCGGCCCTGCTGGCTAAAATTGACAAAATTTCGCGGCCTGTCAGCCGCTATGATGCGGAGAAACTGATCCAGGCTGTTCATGCTGCGGATGAAATAGAAAAACTGCCGCCGGACCAGCAGCGTCAGCTGGTCCAGGCAGCAGTCCATCGCGTTACGGTCACAGCGGATGAATTTAACGTCACCCTGCTGTGGCCTAAGTGTGGTGGAGATGATCCACCACAATACATAGGCCACAAGGTCAAAAGGAAATGTTAGAAATCATCATCATCCAGTTCCTTAGTAATAGCACCGAAATCATCAGCGCTTTTCAGTTTTCGGAATGTAATTTCATAGGCTCCCATGGCAGCCAGGGCGATGATCACCGCATTGATGGCAGCAAGGATCCCGTTCTGTAGCGTCAGGCCGGTTGTGAACTGTGTGGCCAGCAGGGAGATGATCAGGGCGATAAAGTAGGCCACAAATCTGGTCGGAATTTTCCAGATCTTATCAAGCGGCAGCTTCAGCAGCTGCACAATCAGCAGCGTTGCCAGTGTCGCGCCGGCGATGGTGGCCAGCTGCTCCCAGGAAAACGGATCCGTGGGCAGCTCACCCTCTGCCATGGCCACACCGGACATCAGCAGCAAAGCAATGATCAGAACCAGGCAAAAAAGCAATTTCTTCATTTTTGTTTTCCTCCCTTATTGTAGATGTTTTTCAAGGTATCCAACCTTTTCCTCAATCACCGGCATCCGCTGGGCAAAATTGTTATGCGCCCGCACTTCTCTGGTTAATTCTTCCAATTTCGTGTCAGTAACGGCTGCATATTGATTGATTTTCGCTTCCAGTTTTTGATCTGTCATTTCTGATCGCTTGTCCAGTTCGGAAAACAGCTTGTCATTGTTAATTTTGGCAACAATCAGCTGAGAGATCACCGCGCACGCCCCGGTGATCAGGGCCACCACAATAGCATCAGGCAATTCTGACAACCCCCTTCATCATGCTGGCTGCCGGAAACACCTTGATCAATTCCCTGGCTGCGTCCTCTGTCAGATCCGGGATGATGACCGTCCATTTGTCAGCTGCGCCGCTGCTGATCTCGCTCTCTATGGCTGCCAAGGTCAACGGTCCGCAGATGCCGTCCGGCGTCAGTCCGTGATCCGTCTGGAATTGAATCAGCGCCGTTTTGGTTTCCTTTCCGAAATCGCCGTCAGCGCCGAATCTCGGCAGCTGATAGCCCAGCTGCATCAGGTCATTCTGCAGCTCCGTCACTTCAGGTCCTTTGCTTCCCTTTCTGATGGTCGGTTTGACGTCTGGCAACGGAATCGCCCCCTCTAATCCCTTCGGAACCGCCCAGTGTGTCCATTTCTTTTTCCGCTTTGTGAAATGCTGCACCCCGTTGGAGCATTCCACGGTTTCATTGTTCAGGCCCCAGCCGGTATGCTCCATTTTTGCGCCTCTTTTCACGAACAGGCACACCAGCTGATCCATTGGCATTGCGTCAATGGTTCCCTTCCGGCTCCAGTTTTTGCTGTCGTTCCATTGACTGGTGGCCCCGGCGCCGGAGATGTTAATGCCGACCTGGGCAGCTGTCCATCTGGTGAATCCCCGGCAGTCAAACTGCCGGACGTTCACGCCGTCCGGCAGCCATTTGCATCCGTTGCAGTGATCCTGTTTACCGTTCAGCACCTGGCAGCTGCTGACAATGGTGGGATGCGCTGCGCTGGCGCGCTCTTTCCGGTTCCTGGGAGTGCAGAGCGCGCCGGCAGCGCCGAAAACATAGGGCCATTCCACGCAGGCCAGGGAAAGCTGCCATATGATTTCTTGGGCCGTCTTCCCCTGGGCCTTCAGTTCGGCCACAAATTGATCAACTTGGATATAATTATTCATTGTTTTCCCTGACCTTTTTCTTGCGTCTGTCCTGGATAATCTGCGGAACAATGAACAGCGAGAGAAGGACCAGAGCAGCGAAAAATAGGCACAACCAGCAGATTGCAACCCATCCAATTATGCTCATTTTTTCCCCTCCCGCTGTTCATTAAAGAAAAATTTCGCAAGATTTTTTCTTAAGAGTTTTCCATAAGAAAATTGGAGTTTAAAGTGTTACTTTAAGCGATGATTTTTTCTCGCTTGCTAAAGCAGAAACACCACTTAAACAGATTGAACTGCAACCATGAAACAATTTTCTTTTCACCGTTTTCCACATACTGGGTCATGTAATGATGAATCATCGTTTTTTATCCCTCCGTTTGATCGTTTTATTTACGTCAGTCCATTTTTCCACAACCGGTATAGATATGCTGATGGACAATCAAGGTCGGTTGTTATTCCTGTGACATAAGAATTTGCTATCATTTGTGCATCACTATTTGTATATGTTTCAAGAGGGATTCCGGCATCCGCAAGTTCACTCGTTGCAGTAGCATCTACACCATTTAGGAATGATATATTGATAAACACATCATTGCTATCTGTTTTTAATTGTTGCGCTTGTGATATCAAACTGCTCGCATATTCATCGGCTATAAGCCCAAGTCTTGCATTGCTGTCAATCCCTTTAACATATCCAAGATATTCGGGATAGTATGATACCCATGTGTAATAACCTTTTAAACCGCATTTAATCGCAGTTTTTACAAGTGCCTCTGTTTGTTGCTGTGTACCAACTTTTATTTCAATATATGGGTGTAATCCCAGACGATGGCAAATAATACAGAATTGTTCAAATGTGGGGATTTTTTCACCAGTAAAAGCTGAACCTTTCCACGAACCGAAATCATATTGTGAAACTTGAGCGTAAGTCAAGTCTGCAATATTTCCAGTTCCGTTGCTCGTTCTGTTAATAGTTTCATCATGCAAAAGAACAGGCACTCCATCCTGTGTGTACCGTACATCTGTTTCAACATATGTATATCCATTTTCTTTTGCTACTTTATAAGATATCAGAGTGTTTTCCGGAGCGACAGAAGTAAATCCCCTATGACCGATACCTTTTACATTTTGGTTTTCTTCAACAGTAAGGACATTCCCAAACAATCTCCCGTCAACAACAACCGGGCAAACAGATGAAACGGCTTTCGTTGATGTTCTTAATAGGCAGAAAGGTATATATTCTTTTGCGTCAACAACTATGTTGTATGCGTATGCGACTACTGTATTGTTGCTAACTTTCCAATAGAACACAACGGCAGACGATGAAACAGAAGAATAATCACAAGTTAGCGTCCCTGCGTTGGATACAGAACCTGCGGGAAATCTGTCATCAATAAACGTGAAATTCGGATACAATGTCATTGTCTTTTTGTATGTATCAATAATCGGATACTGATACGCATAGTTTGAAGGTATCATTCCGGCAAGCGGTTTATGAATGCTCTCTTCAAAATTAACAAATTCACCATATTCCGACCCTTTTGTTATCACTACATTCCATTCTGTTTCTCTTGATTCAATTGTTGCTTCATTGCTCCGCCTTTGCAGGAAAAGCGAAATCACACGAACTGTTTTTCCAGATAAAAATTTTGCTTTATATGGTTTATTCAGTTCGTATATGTATGTGTTTATTGATGTGTTATCTGTATTCTCAATATGTAAATACGCATAATACGGAGCGGACGCATCTACTCCGATTACAGATTTTACAGTAACGTAAATGCCTGTGCTTGTATTTGGTACTACGTTGTTTTCCCAAACACCCACTCCACTACCCGTATCTTGATACGTTTCGTTTAACAGCAGTTCATCTGTTGTTAAAGCACTAAAGTGTTTATATTCGTTTTCAATTTTTTGATCTGTTGTTTCCCCTTCAATGCATATGATATTCCATGACGATGTGACATTAGAAGATGGGGTCTGTGTTGATCTCGATAGCCTAAATGAATACTTAGAAATTGTTTTGTTTGTGTTTGTGCTAAATCTATAATAATGTTTTTTTTCTTCTATACTGACAAGCAATGTTTCAGTCCCGTCTGTATAATGGACAGTAAGCCCAACCATTGATGTTACATTATCATCAACGCCAGATGTATCTATAAGTGCAATACTGCCACTCGTAACAGTTGTCGGCAGTACATTTTGCACGTACTGATTCGCAGTATTCCCGGTATACTGATATTTTTTGTTTAGAACAATATTATTAACAAAATCATTGTTAGTAACAGCGCTCTTTAATGAACTAACTTCTTCCGTCAGGTTCGGGTCCTTGATATCATAATCTGTACCGTTGACCCTGATTTTATCAATATAATCCGCCATGTTTTACTTCGCCTCCTCTGTAAATGTCAGCTTATGATCCGCCACTGTGACCAGCGTTCCCTGGATCTCGCCGGCGATGCTCTCGATAGCCTCCTGCACCTGGGCCTTGCTTATGGCAATGGCCGCACCTAATGTCTGATTGTCCATCCTTTACACCTCCATCAGATCATGCTGACCCAGCTGCCGGCTGCACTCAGCTGCCACATAGCTTTAAATCCGGCAGTGTAGGCAATTGTCCCGGCAGGATATGCCGGTAGCCTGGCCAGATCGCTCTGCTGCTCAATCAACACAGTCGGCGCAGCAACTCTTGGCGTCAGATCGTCCCCTCTGACAACGTCATTCACGCTAACCGGCGCACTTGGAAGCCTTACGAATCCCGCCCCTTTGATGTTCACAGTCTTTCACCCTTTCTACATTCGTTAGGTCGAAGAAACCACAAGCGTGCTTCCCACAACAGAAAGCAGCCTGTTGATTTTGCTCTCAATGCCGGACAGCCGGCCAGCCAGTTTGGGGTGCAGCCTGACGGTCAGGTTCGTGCCGTCAGCCGGCAAAATACTGCCGTCCCCGGTCTTCCGCAGCGTGAACCGGACATAAACAGCGCCAGGTGCATAAGGCACATTTTCGGACGTCACCCAGCTGCCGGCGGACGGGTTCCCCTTGCTATCGTCAAACATCAGGATAGAAACCTGATAGCCGGATGCGCAGCTCACATCAATGCTGACCATATCTGCCAGATAGAAGAACGGCGTCCTGATCCGGTTGTTCGCCGTGGTTTCATCGCCGGTGTTGGACAGGCCGCCCTGCACCCACGCCAGTTTCGTCTCGATGTTGTCCTGTAGCACCAGCTCCCGCTGGATCTTTTCCAGGGTTGCCGCGTTGGCATCACTGTTGTCCGTGTTCCTGGTGTTGGAAAGCTGCAGTGCCTCGATGTCTGTGGCCATGCTATCCTGCTCGGTCTGCAGCTCTGTAATGGCCGCGCTATGCTCCCGCAGCTCGGCATTGATGTCTTCATATGCCTTTTTAATAATGGACGTCGGGACCGCATGCATATGCTCACCTTCGCCGGCCCCGATAACAGCATCACCCTTTTGAAGGATCAGCCTGATGTAAGCCATTCCGGGGCCAAAGGTCAGGACGCTTTCCGCCGTTTTCCATGAGCTGAAGGAAGAAACAACTTTCCGGTCTGTATAGCCGACGTAACTATAGGAATAATTGCTTTCACATCTGAGCGTCAGGCTTTCCAGATCGCGGAGATAAATGAAGCCGGTCCGGATCCGTTTGTCGGTTGCCAGCTCCGCGCCATCGTTGGAAATGGATCCCTGTTCCCATGCAAGCGCGTACTCCGGATCCTGGAGGGTCAGGTTCCCCTTTACCTGCTCAATCTGGACCGCGGCGTCGGCATCCACTCCGGCCAGCTCACCACGAATGGCCGCCGCCGTGTTTGACAGACTGCTCTGCAGCGCCGTCACATCATTCTCCGTCTGCGTGACGCGTGAAGTGATGTTATCAATGGTTTCCTTGATGATGGATTTCGGGATCACGCGCAGGTGATAGCCTTCGGACGTCCCGATCGGCGCGTCACTGGTGTTGCGCAGCACAACTCTCAGGTAATAGGCGCCTGGAGCGAAGGTGATAGTCTGGTCCTCCGTTGTCCATGCGCTGACCTCTGATGCGTTTTTTTGTGTGTCGTACAATGCGTAACTGAAGGAATAACCGCTGTCACACTGCAGCCTGACGTTCTGCAGATCCCGCAGACAAATATAGCCGGTCCGGATCCGCGTGCTGGAATCAATTTCCGTTCCATCGTTCGCGATAGATCCGGCCTGCCAGAACAGTTTGTAATCCGGATCCTGGAGGGACAGGATGCCTTTGATCTGCTCAATCTGGGCCGCGTTGTTGTTCTCGCCGTTGTTATATTCAGCCATCATTTCCTGCATTTCGTCGTACACGGCAAGAATCTCCTGATAGCTCGGCACGGTTCCGGTCGGCGCGACCGCTCCGCCGGTGTTCGTGTTGTCCACAACGCCGTCAATAATCCGCATCGTGCCGGTCACGCCGCCGCCGATCAGCTTGATGGAAAGGGTAAAATTGCCTTCATAGTTGTAGCAGGCCTGCGGCAGCGTGACAAAAGCCACATTGCCGCTGACATTTCCGTGATTTGTCAGGGCGATGTTCTGCCCGCGGCTGTTCCGGAAAAATCCCTGGCAGCTGACGCCGCTCAGATCCTCCGGATTCCCGTTCCGCCAGACGCGTACGCCGAACCGGTTGGCCGCATTGTCTGCGCTGCCGATGGAATGGTTCAGAAATGATCTGTGGATATTTCCGCTTTCCAGTTCGATGTCTGCGATATCAGAATGATATAATGCCATCCTTTTTTCCTCCCCTTATCAGCTCATGCTGTTTGCGATCTGTCGGACAGTTTCTGTGCTCAGTTTTTCAAAATCAATGGCTCCGTTGCCAATGTTATAGCCGAATACGGTCCGCCCGCCGTAGTCAAAAACATTGCCGGCCTTAATGGCATCGCAGCGGTTCCGGATGCAGTCCCATACGATCCGGCTGACCTGCAGGTCAATGTCCAGGCTGACGTTTGGGTCCTTGACTTTTATCAGGTCGTATAAATAAACCTTCTGAAGGTTTTTATACTGCTGATATTCTTCCGTGTCTCCAAGCATCACAAAGTTGACGTCAAGCTCAACGTTGACGGCATCCGCGTGATCGACGGAGAAGCGCTCCCTGGCCTTTTCCCGCATATGAGCCAGCAGCGTCGTCTCCGTCCAGTTCGTTCCTGTTCCGGTTCCGTCATCTTTGCCGATCTGTCCCTGGACCGCCAGCCGTTCCATCCGGATCGCTGGCCAGGTGTTTATATTCGGACTGTTGATCCACTTTTCGGGCAACAACAGATCACCACCGTCGGCATTTTTGGCAACAGGGACAATTCGCATCACCATGTTGCTGCTGTCCCGCGTCCAGTTGACGCCGCGCAGATTGCGACCGTAAACCAGCCGCAGCCCGCGGTCCGTCAGCGTGTTCTGCATCAGGAAGATGTCCCAATTATCCCGGATCAGTTTCGCCCGGAAGTATGGGATCATTCCTTTGTCAGGATCCAGAAACGCGTAAGTCCCGTTTTTCCAGCTCAGATTGCCGGTGTAGGTTCCGTTCTCGCTGCTGGTCAGGTTTGTGCTGATGCTGCCGGCGTAGGGGATCATAAAACTTTCCTTGATACGTGATATCGCCGCCGCCGGCGCCAGCAGCGCCAGGTTGCAGTCCTGAATCAGCACCCCGGCCAGATCATAGGACACATGGATCGCGTTCACGCTGCATGTCATCCTGTCCGTGCTGATGATAACGCGATAGATCCGGAACAGCTGATCCTTGACCTCCCTGGCCGGCACTGGCTCCACGGTTTCATGCCGCACAAAAACCAGCGTGTCGGCCTTCGCGTATCCTCCAATGTTATCCTTTGTGATGATTTGCAGCCATCCGTCCCCGGCGCTTGAGATGAAATAAACCTCTGTGTTTGCCGGAATCGTGGCGATTACCGGGGATCCCTGGGTGTAGTTCGCGATCCGTTTCCACCAGGCAGCATTGTTGTTCGGAGGAACGTTGATATAGCCGCTGCTTTGGTCAAACATTGTGCATTGATAGTTATTGCCCAGGTGTGTCACCCGTGCGCCAACTGTGTAGGTTGTCCCGGCGTACCATGTTTGATAGGTGATCCGCTGCGGTTCAATCGGTTCCTCCCGGATGTCCGTGGCTGCTGTCGTTTTGTAAACGTCCACATCCTCGCCAACAAAGGAACTTTCAATGTTCGCCACCGGGGCCGGGGCTTTGATGATCGCGCCCGGCAGCAAATGGATCCATGGGCCGTTATCTTCAATCGGATGCACCAGGGAAATCTCATAGGATCCGCCGGCGTCCTCTGTTGCTTCGCAGCGGATAGGATGCAGCACTGCGTCACCATTCCGCTCAAACGCTGTGTTGCCGATGTCGTAGGCACTGATCACAGGAACCGCTCCCTCTTTTCAATGATGATCTGGCTCCATCCGGATCCGGTGAATGTATTTTCCCCTGGCGGCAGGATGGGGAAATCTCCGCTGCTCCATTTTGTCCAGTCGGTAGTTCCGGCTGCGTTTGTAACGATGGCGGCGTCACTGTCCACGATGAAGACTGTGCCGGCGCTGTTGCCGGTCACTGTGATGGTTTGGCCCGCAACGGTGATCACGGTATCCGCCCGTCCGCCGCTGCCGTCTCCCGTGCAGGTGACGGTCATCCGGATCCGCGCCGGCACGTCACCCTCAATCAGGACGGAGCTGCCGCTGGCCGTGATGGTTTCCGTTGCGGCAATCAGTTTTTCTTTCAGCGGATTGCAGTAAAACTGGACGCTGCCCCTCCACCAGTCCAGGCTGTTGGAATGCTTTTCCAGCGTTATTGCCCCGATCACGCGGGCCTGCTGCTTCCGGTCTGGCTCTGAACTGGTGATCAGCTCCCCGGCCCCGGTTAGCCAGTTGATGACGTCCCGGACGCGATGTCCGCCCCTGACCGCAATGCTGGCCGTCTGGATGTAGCTCTGGAATATCTTTTCACCCTCTGTCAGCGTCAGTTCTCCGCTGCGTCCTGGGATGGTGACGTGTTCAACGCGTTCCTCTCCGCGGATGATCGGCAGCGGGGTCTGCAGCAGGACGCCCTTTGCTCTGCAGTCAACGCCGTTCCAGGAAAAAAAGCTCTGGCTCATTTTTTAACCTCCAAACCCGGTGCTGATCCGTCTGTTCTCTGCGCGCATCGCGTCCACAAGCGCCTGGGCATCCATTCCGTTGTTCATTGTCATGTTTTCGACATAAAGGTTGCTGTTCGCCGTGTAGCTGCGGTTGACGGATGCCGGCATGACGCGCTCGCCGCGGTGCAAAAATGCAAGGTAGTTGTCCCGCGGCACAAACGGGATCCCGTTCGCGTGGAACATGGCCGTCACGCCCAGCCCGCTGCCGCCGGGGCCGCCGTACAGGCTCACGGGAACCAGGCGCACGCCGATCTGCACCGTGCCTATGTGCGCCGCGATCTGTTCCGCCGCGTCATCCGCAATTTCCGGCTCAGCCGGAATGGCAACCGGTTTGTTGAACAGCTGATCAATTTCTGTCTGCAGCTGCTGCGGGTCAAAAAGTTTATTGTTGCTCGCCTGTTTGTTAGGATCTGTGAATATTCCATTGGCAACGCCGGCCCAATCACTGACAAAGGACTGCACATTTTTCTGGAAATTTTCCTTAATGGTGGCCAGCGTTGTGCTGATGCTTCCGCCGATGTCTCCGGTGTTTCTGATCAGCTGCCCCGGCAGCGTGTTGTTGGTGAACCAGTCAACAATCGGCACGGCATTCCACGCGGTCATCGTGCCGGGGATCAGTTTGGATGCTTTTCCCAGCTTGTCAGAGATCCAGGCCCTGGCGCCTCCCAGCAATCCCCCGCCGGCGCTTCCGGATCCGGACGTGGCTGCCGGTGCGGCGCTCCCGCCGCCGATCAATCCGCCCAGGCCCTGCGCCACTTTGACGAAAGACAGCACGGTTTCGCTGACCTTAAGCAGCGCAAACCCGCCTGCGATATATTTAAGCGCTTGAAAAATGTCTTCCCTGTTTTCAACAACCCAGACAAATCCGTCCTTGATCGTGTTCAGCGTGCTGCTGACCTTGTTCAGCACCTTTTCCGGATCCGCGTTTTCAATGTTTTTGAATAGATCGCTCAGACCGTCGGAAATGCTGCTGAGCACCCCCTTGCCATCCTCGCTCTGCGCGTATTCCGTCAGTCTGTTGAGGAATTTGCTGGCGGAATCCGTCATGTCCCGCAGCCCAGGCGCTATCCCGCCAAGGATTTCAATTTTTAAGGTTTCCAGGTTCCGCTTTTGTAGCTCAATGCTGTCATTTAGCTGCGCTGCCTGTTCCAGTGCCTGGGTCGTTGCGGATGTTTGGCTTTCCACAGCTGCCTGGAACGCATCCTGACCCATGGAAAAAAGCGGATTCAGTTCCTGGAAACTTCTCCCGAAAAGGGCCTGAGCCATCAGATCAGCGTCATCCGGCGTCAATTCACCGGTTTGCACCTTGGACCGCAGCCGCTCGCCCACTTCCCACAGGGCATCTTCGGCGTTTTTGACAAGCACCGCCACGGAATCATCGGATTTGCCGCCTGTGACCAGTCCCAGATCCGCGAGATATCCCGCCTGCTCTTTGGTCGGATTGTTAACAGCCCTGTTGATCTTCATCCTGGCCTTTTGATAGGCCTCAATCGACGTGTCCGCCACGGTGTCGAGCACCTTGAGCTGACGCTGCAGGAGATCCGGATCCATTCCATAGGTCACGGCCATGGTGGCAAGATCGTCAGCCTGGGTTGCGGTTTCCGTGATCTGGTTCCATACATTCCGGCCAAACTCTATGGCCTTTTTCCCCGCGTTTTCCATGGCGCTGGTAATCCGGTTGATCCCGCTGATCACCTGGTCCAGGCTCATTTTTTTGCCGATGCTGTTCAGCCCGTCGTTTAGCGTGCTTGTGCTCTTGATGGCGTTGATCTCGCTGCCGTCCAGAGCATCCATGCTGGTTTTCGTTTCCAGCATAGCCGTCTGAGCGTTCAGCATCTGTGTTTCAAGGCGCTGATATTCCACGCTCAGCGGATTCACACCGCTGGCGCGCATCTTATCCAGACCCGCCTGCAGCTGCTTGACAAGATCAGATTGTTTTTGCATCTTATCATTCAGCAGCTGCATTTTCTGCTGCATGTAGATCTCAGCATTGCCGCCGGCCTTGAAGGACGCTTCGTTCACCTTCAGTGATGCGTCCAGGGATTTAAGCGCTGCTTTCGCCTGCTCTACGCCTGTTCGGAATCCGCTGGCATCAACGCCTATTTTTGTGGTTGCGGCCATACTGTTCCCTGCCTTTCTATTTCAACCGAATCCGTTAACCGTCAGATCATGTTCCCGGCGATAATAATAGAGATCCATGATTTCGCCCGGTTTCATTCGGTCAATTTCTGTCCTCGTCAGTCCGGCTGTCAGCCCATAGGAAACCATTCGCCGGTAAGTCAGTTCCCTGGCTCTTTTTTTTCGTTCTGTTCCTCCAGCACTTCATCCACAGGGCCGGATTCCTGTTCCGCGAAGGAAGGGCTTTCCATGGCCAATCCGTCAATGATTTCGCTCATAGCTGCGATGGCATAGCCGATGATGTAGCCGGGCTTCATTTTTCTCAGGATCCATTTGTCAGTCAGGAAAGGATCCAATTCTTTTTCTTCCAGCCCCGCGTTGCCCAGGATCCGGATCAGCGTGCCAAGTTTTTTGATCTTGGCCGGATCATTCGCAATCGTGATTTTGAACTCGTCCGGGTTTTCTTCATCCTCCACAATGCCGAAAACCTTTTCCCGCAGTTCAGACGCCGTGCAGCCGATTTCCTGCTGAATGGCTATCATCTCAAACGTTGTGAACAGCAGCGGAATGGTTCTTCCGCCCATTTTGATTTCCGTCATTTATTTTTTCCTCTTTTCTTCCTCTTTAATGCAAAAAACCGGGGGCCGGTGCTTCCCGTCCCCCGGTGCTGTTCTCAAGTGGTCACTGCATCCGGAACGTTCAGCAGACCTTTCAGCCAGGCTTTTGCAGCGGCAGCCGTTTCAAAAGTCTTATGCAGCCGGAAACGCGGCTCTCCGCTGTCATCCACATACAGGCTTTCCGCGTTGCCGGTCAGCGTGGGAGTTCCCCAGTTGATCTGGCCCTCGCGTGTCTGTGTTGCCTGCGTAGCTTCCTGGAACTGAATGCACAGCGTCAGCCAGGCTTCAAAAGTCCTGGAAACAGTCCCGTTTTTATTTTCGCGCATCCTGCGGACATATCCGAAACCGCCCTTTGGAGTTGCGCCGGTATTTTCCCAGTATTCGCCGTCAGTGCGCAGCTGATCCCCCAGCACTGCAACCCGGTCACCGTCGTTCAGCCCGGTGCTTTCAAAACTGATGTTGACAGCCGTGGTTTCATTGTCGTTGTCAACTACTCGATCATCACCATAAAGCGGATTATCTGCAACGGTTTTGGTAACAGTCGCGTTCCGAGCTTCCTGCAGCACGCGGCCAGCGCCGTAAACCGGCATGGATCCGTCTGAATGGCTGATCATCGGAGCAAACACAGGATAGATCATTCCAACATTGGCATTGCTCATTTGTTTCAACCTCCATTTTTGATAATTTCATCCGCCAGGCGCTGGGCTTCGCTTTCAATTCGGCTCAGTGCTCTGCCCTTTGCCTGGCTGACTGCTTTCCGGAAAAAAGGTTGCTTATCCATGAAAGAGGTTCCGCTGTTGATTGCGTTTGCAATCACGGCAATCGGCTTGGCGTTTCCGCCCTTCGCGGATTTCATGTAGGCCGGCGTCACGGCTGTTTTTTCGGCATTGTGCTTATAGTTCGTCCGTGCGCTGCGGTGCATATGGTTCCAGCTGACGGCGGCATATCCGGCGTTGTTGAATCCGACAGATGTATCAACAGTCAGGCCGTTTTTCCGGAATTTAGAGATACCGGCGGACCCGGCTCCCAGCAGCACGGCCTTTTCTTCGGGAGATGGTTTCCGTTTTTTGCCACCCTTGGCATATTTAAACGGTTCTGTGGCAATGCCATGCACTGCCTGGCTGACCGCGTCAGCCATAATGCCGGCGCCCTCAAATAGCGCGGCAGCTGCAACGCCCTGCGCTGCGTTTCCTAACGAATCCAGCATCCTGCTGAGATCGTCCATCCCCTCTGTTGTTACTCTGTACGGCATGTTTTCAATCCTCCACCTGGAAAACCCACTCCCAGTGGAAAAGGCCCTCATTGCGTTCCCATTGATGACTGTTCAGATGCCAGCAGCCCTCACAGGTCACGTTCAAGGCCTCTTCAATCAGCGGGATAAAACTATCACCGTCTTTTTTCCGGCTGAAAAGGTCCACGCTTCCCTCAAAAGCGCGAATCTGCTTCATGTCATCCCCGTGCAGCGCGTTTGGCTCATATTCCAGGGTTACAACGCCATAGCTGTCCGTGTTCGGCCTGGATGTCCATCCGTTTTCCGCGAAAGGGCATCCATAGATTGACTGCAGGCCGGCCACAAGTTCCTGATATTGTGCAATCACAGTAAAGGTTCCTCCACTTCTTCATAAGGATTGCTGTTTCCCGCTTTCCGCTGGATGGTCAGCGTCACGCCGTTCCATTCCCCGGATCCGACTCGGATCACCTTCCAGCGCTCCCCTTCATAATCCAGTTCACGTTCTTTGCGGTAATCTTTTTCATACGGGATCAGCAGCTTTTTTTCCGGATTCAGTCCCTTGCCCATAGCCTGATACGTTTCCGGCATGCTGACGCTCAGCTCCGTGCATTTCACAGTCCGGCGTTCCTTCACGGGATCCGTTCCGGCTTCATGCGCGTCCGGATCAAATGTGATCAGAATGCAGCTGCTCAGCTTTTCCATTCTCAATCCTCCCCTTCAGTCGGATAATCAGAATAGTCAGAACTGAGCCGCAGCGCACCCTTTAGCATTTCATAAGCGGCAACCAGCTTGTCATAATTCGGCGGGTTTCCGATCCGCGCGGCGCACCATGTCGCGATGGTGGTGATGATCAGCTCATCCGTCACAGTGCTTTCATCTGTAATTTCTCCGGAATCAGGATCCATGCTGATGCTGATCACGCCCGGCATGATGATTTCAGCTGTGCGCGTCAGATCCAGAGCAGCTGCTTTGATCTGCAGGATGATATCCCCGTCATAGGCATCCCCGCTGACCGGAAGCATGCTTTTCACTTCAGAAAACATCCGCGTTTCCCTTCTTTCTCGCCTGGAATTCGTTGTAAATTCCGCGTGTGTATAAATGTTCAGCCGGCACATGTGTATCAATGTATAATTGATAGCCGGCGCAGGCAGCCCGAATGCAGAAATGACGGTCCTCTCCGCGCAGCGCCTGCCGGATGTTCGGGATCCTGGCATAGGTAACACCAGCGTTGAACACATCGCAGCTGACAAGTGTGCAGGCTCCGGTCATTCCGCAGCGGTATAATCCAGGTGTTTTCCATTCTTCCGGCATTCCGCTGCACTGATCCTCAAGCCAGGCATTGCACCATTCTTTTCCGCTCGGCGCGGTTGTCCAGAATATTTCTGAAACAATGGGCTTGTTCGCTTTCAGCAGCCAGATTAGTGTTTCCGGATGCACAATCACATCCGAATCAATGCTGAGCCAGTAATCCGCACCGCTTTGCAGCGCGTGGATAATGGTCATGTTTCGCATTCTGGCCATATGTTCCATGTTGTCCATGGTCCATATGTGATCATTATGCGTTCTCAGATATTCTGCATTCGTGTCATAAGCCGTCCATTGGTCAGTGTCCCGCAGCTGCGGGATCACTTCCGGACAGTTATTGATCACAAAAAAGGTTTTGATTTCGTACCCTTCCGGAACAATGAGCGCATCAATGGCTTTAAGATATTCAGCAAAAATATCCGCATCCTGCCGGACAGGCGCTGTGATCTGAATTGTTTTCATCGCGCCGGTTCCTCCCCTGGCCAGATCGGCACATGGGCGATATGCCCGACACGCGCAGTAGGTTCGCACCAGATTTCTGCTCCCAGGCTTTTTGCACGCCAGCAGAATGCGAGATCCTCCCCATAATCATCTGTTGGCGTAAAGCAGTTCCCGAAATGGTTTTGAACCTGACACAGGACCTGTGTTGATACCAGGACGCATGCCATGCCGCAGCCTGCGATCTCAAACGGTTCTAAACCGAAATCCTTTACACGCTCTGCCGGTTTGATGCTTTTAAAAATGCAGCTGTTGTAAGGCGGACGCCGGTTGTGGAAAACGCCGCAGACGAAATCCTTCCCGCAAAAAGCCAGATCTTCAACGATGGTTTCATTGAAAACCATGTCACTGTCCAGCCAGAGAACATGTGAAAATCCTTCATTGATCGCCTTGCAGGCCAGTTTGTTCCTGGCGAAATAAACCAGCGTGCCGGCAACCAGTTCCACATGGTGCGCAATGCCCTCACGCTGCAGATGCGCAGTCAGCTTGATAAGACTGTTTACAAAATCTGCGTGCATGAAATCCGTTGTCGGTATCGCAATCAACAGCTTCATTTTCATTTCTTTTTCCTCGTTGTTCTGGTTTCCGGTTTCGCTGCAGTTCTGGCCGTTTTTTCCGGCGTTTCGATCTGCTCCCGGATCTCTGCCGGCGCGGCCAGTCCGTACTGGAGCAGGAAAGCGGCGCGGGCCGGGGTAACATCAACCGTTTCCCCGGCCTGGCCGTCAATCCTGTTCTGCCGTAGCAGGGTAACTTTCATCAGGTAGTTGCAGCGCCGTTGGGTTTGCAGATCCGCACCAGGCGTCCGGGAGCAGTCACACCGTGCGCGGCATACTGACGGCCGATCACCTTAACCAGGTCCGCTTCGGCCAGGCTCAAATCGTCCCACTTGATGACAACATCGTCACCTTCGGGATAGTTCACCTGCAGCGCCCGCAGATCTCCTACGATGGCATAAGTGTCACCGGAAGACGCGCTGGAATAGGCGGGCAGTTCGCTGGTGTAGATCCTGGGCAGGCCGGCCCACGGATCAATGGCAAAGTTCGCGGCAGCGTAAGCGGCATTGAAAGCCTGCTCACTCAGCCGGTTGATCACAATGCACAGCTCCGCGGCTTCATCGCTCAGGTTGGCGGCTGCGTCCAGAATGGTATTCACCGCCGGTGCTTCCGTCACCTTGACAATGCCGATGGCGCTGCCGGTGTTGCTGGTTCCCGCGGTCACAACGTCATCAACCAGCAGATCCGCCAGCTTTTTGACAACGCGATAGGTGATTTCATCGTAGATGTAGCGCAGGAAAGCCTCGCCGCCCATGGCAACGGTTTCGTCAGAGAGCTTGATCCATTTCTTGACGTTTTCGGGCTTCAGCTCGACAATGCCCAGGGTCAGATCTTCTTCCGTCACGGCAGTGGTTCCTTCGGCGTGGACATAGGCGCCATCCGCGGCCCGCTCAAACGGAACTTTCAGATTGCCGCGGAAGTAGGTCCGGCGGATCCGGTTCAGCAGCTCGTTCCGTTCCCAGGCAGTCCGGACGATTTCATCAACCAGCGTGGGAACAGGAACCTGGCCGTTTGCCGGCGCATTGACGGTCAGCAGCGCGCGGCATTCATCAGCCTTGCCGGTTTTGATGTAGTTGGCATAGGCATCCACATAGGCCTTGCTGCTGCGGATTTCGTCCAGCGTCTGGGCCGGCGCGTCCGCTTCATGGCTTTCCACAACGGTCCCGGTAATACCGGCAGCGCCGTTGGCAATCTGGCGGCGGGTTTCCGCGGCCTTCGCGGCGGCATTGCGCAGTTCATCTGCGTTCTGGCGCAGCTCGTCCATTTCCTTTTTCAGCGCGTCCAGATCCGCGCCCTCCTGCTCCATTTCCTGGAGAATGGCGGCTTTCCTGGTTTCGATTTCCTGGATAGTCTTATACATGATTAGATACCTCCTGCGATAATTTTGATTTGTTCTTTCTTCCGCGCCCGTGCCTTTTCAGCCGCGATCTCCCCGCGCACTTCGGAGATAACTCCCTCCCCGAAGGATCTGGCGCTTATTTCAGTCGCGTCATTGGCAGGCAGTGACACGGCAGAAACGTCATAAAGTTTTTTGACCTTCAGAATGGTGCGGTAAACGTCAATCCGGTTGTTCTCCCGGTCCTCGACAACCTTCCGCTCATCCTTGGCCACCCGGAATCCCTGGCTCATTTTCGTGGTATATCCGCCGCGGATTTCCTCCAGCAGCTGCCGTCCGATCTCCGTGCCGCCCAGGTAGGCGCGGATCCACAGGCCGTGGGCGTCCGGTTTCACGTCCAGGGTTTTGTTGCTCCCCCTGGCGAAAACCCGGCCCTCATGGTTGTATTGCATGATTATGTCGGACAGATCGCAATCGTCATAGGCGTGCGGATCCACGCTCTCCCACAGCCGATAGCCGTCCTCCTCATAGAGCATATAAGGCTCCCCGAAGGTTGTGGCGTAGCCCTCCACAACATCCTGGCCGTCCTCCAGTTTCCTGATCTCCAGTTTTGCGACAACAATATCGCGATATTCCCGATCGTCACGTCTCGGCATTTTTCGCACCCCCGTTTTCTTCGTTGATGTTGTAATATTCCCCGCGGGCCATGACCTGGCTGCCATACGGTTCCGGCAGCGGCGTCAGGTTGAAAACTTCCCGCGCTTCATTGCGCCGCAGCAGGCCGCGATCCCCCATCTGGCTGATAAAGTTCAGCTTGTCAGCTGCGCTCATATATTGCAGCCGGTTGGATGTGAACTGCATCAGATTTCCGTTCACGCGCTCCCGCTCTGTGAAAATCATCATGGTAATGGCTTCGCCCAGGTTCAGCCCGAACCATTCCGGCCCGCCCTCATAAAACGCGGCCCATTCGTCACCGTTCGCGGAATTTTGGAGGATCTTTTCATTTGTCCCGAAATAATCAAAAACGTTGTCCTTGATGATTTTCTGCTGATCCGCGTCCACGGCATAGGGTTTGCTTTCCGCCTGGTGGATATCGTCCAGCGTGTTCGGGAAAATCAGCAGCCCGCCCCCGCCGTTGTCCCTGCGGAAGTTGTATTCATCAAACCTTTCCCGCTCTTTTTTCAGATCCGTATCTTTCGCCCAGTTATTGCTGCGCGCCCAGAAACGATAGCTTGCGCCGTTTTTAACGGCTTCCTCAATGCCCTGGCGCTGGATCTGCTGCAGATCCAGTGTGTCCTTCAGGGATCTGTTGGATTCCCCGAAAAGCTGACTGGTGATCTGGTAACGCGTCACAATGCCGACATATTCCAGCTCCACGGCAGCCCGTTTGTTGTCATCCAGGTAAAACCGGATCCACGGCACGCCGGCCACGTCCAGCAGCTCCCATTTCCGCGGAATAATATTCTGGATCCCGATGATTTCACCGTATTCACCGAACACAGGGCCGATGAAAAGATTGTTTCTGCCATAGAGAATCATGCCGGCCTGATAAAGGAACTTCGGCCATGTCTGCCAGCTGTTCGGCGCAAGTTTCAGCCGGGAGCGTAGCGTCGGCTTCGCGGTTCCCTTCATTTCCGGTTTCAGCTTGGCGTCATGTCTGGCATGCGCGTCCAGGCTGGCCCGGATCAGTTCGCTTTCATAGATTTCACCCTGGAAGGAATGAAAAGCCGGGGAATAACCCTCAATAAACCGGAATGTTTCCCGCGCCCGCATGCGGTCTGGTTTTGATTTGCTGAATAGGTTTTCAAAAAATCCCACAGTCTTTTTCCCCCCGTCCTTAGTTCATCAGTCTTTCCCCCAGGTCATTCCAGTGGACCTGGCGCATACACAGCGCGTCAAGGATGGCAGCCACGCCGTCAACATGGGCGTTCTTGCTCAGCTTGACCAGCTTTTTCCGCGTGTGCGTGCTGGTGTTGCTTTCGATCTGCAGCGCGGCATCCATGAAATGGATTTTCAGCAGATCGTTATCGTCTGCGCAGCGCAGCTTTCCGGCTTTCATCAGCCCCTCCATGGAATCGCAGATCCCGGAAAGGTTATAGCCCTGCGTCACGCTGTCCGTGTGGAATCCGTATTGTTTCAGCGCCTGCACAATCTGCGCGGCGCTCCATCGGTCATAGCCGACCATCAGCGGATAAATCTGATAGCGCTCAATCAGCTGCGTGAACCATTCATAGCAGTCCATATGATTGACCATCTGATCTCCGCTTGCGCTCAACAGCCCGCGTTCAATCATGATCTGGTATGGGATCTGATCACGGTCTGTGCATTCGCGGATCCTGTCCGCCGGCAGCCAGAAATGAGAAAAGACCCACAGCACGCCGTCCCGCTCGATCATCACGCAGGCGCTGGTCAGGTCAGTTGTCTGGCTCAGGTCCAGCCCGCAGAGCGCGTAGCTGTCGCGGAAGTCCTCCAGCTGCATGGACCATGGAACCATTTCCCCGTTTTCATCTTCATGCAGGAAAACCTTCCGCACGGTTTCAGCATCAAACCAGGCAGCCTGACTGTTTTGCTTGATGTTGCAGTATTTTGTCAGGAACTCCAGCTTTTTGCTGATGCTTTCATGCGCCGTGTCAATCTCCCGCAGGATGAAATTAACGCTGACGCTTTCACCCAGGCCAGGCAGCGCTTTCTGCAGCTCACTGATGTCATCCCATTTTTCCGGATCATCAATCATGTAGAGAATCGGCAGGATGTGCTGTTCCCGGCTGTTTCCGTTCAGAAATGATGTGCTGCGTTTCATCAGCTCATCATATAGGCCGTCATCCTCATATCCGCCGGAAGATATAGCCAGTCCAAGCGGTTCCTCCCGTGCGCCTGTTCCGCTGACCATAACCTCCCATTGACGCAGGCCCCGCGCTCCAGGCCAGGCGGCCACTTCATCAGCGCAGTAAAACATGGGATTGTAACCATCAGATTTCCTGTCTGAGAATGCCAGCTTTTTGACGGTTGTGTTTGTTTCCTGGATCACCAGTCCGCGGTATTTCGTGGATTTGGTGATCACATCCAGTTCCGGCTCCGCATGGACGTTATACTCAAACGCCGAATAGCACAGATCAGCCTGGTCAATTTTCGGCGCAAGATAGTAAAGTTCAGAGCCATATTCCCCCGCAGCGTATGCCATATAATTTCCTATGGATCCGGCCAGCAGGGTTTTCCCTTGCTTACGGCCTACAATCCAGAAAACCTCAGTGAACTGTCTTTTTCCCTGGGCGTCCACAATCCCGAAGATCAGCGAAATAGATGCCCGCTGCCACAGGGCCAGCTTGATCCGCTGCGGAGCCAGCTTTCCCTTGTAATGGTGGCAGTACGTTTCAATGAACCGGACGGCATTTTCCGCGAGGCGCTGATCATAGAACCAGCGCCTGGCTTCCAGTCCTTCAATGATGACCTCATAAAGCTGCCGGATATATCGTCCGACAGTTATGCCGCCGTTCTTGATTTTCTGGTAATATGCCAGAATCGCGTTTTCATCCTTCATGTGTTTCCTCTCACATGATTAAATTTCCACCCGATGGAAATTTCACGCATGCAGCCGGAAAGCATCCAGCGCCCTGGCGGCGTGTTCGGTTTTTGCTCCGCGTTTCGTGATCATTTCCCCCATGGTGGCCAGGCATTTGTTCGCGCTGTCCACATGCCGCGGCAGCTCAGACAGCAGCGGATGCGCGCATAACATGTCCCCGGTTTTGTAGGTCTTCCAGACCGTCAGCCCTTCATCTTCCAGAATCTGACGCATCTGGGCGATCAGCGCCGCTTCCTCGGAATAGATCCGCGCCGCTTCCAGGAAATCTTCTTCCTGATCCAGCTGGTAAACCTTCGCGAAGGCCACCAGCTTTTTCAGCAGCGCTGCCGGCGTGATCTTTTTCGTGCGGCTGCCGGTTTTCTTCGTGCCGGCGTCCTCTTTCGGTTCAGTCATCCTGTTTCCTCCCAGTGATGTCCGTCCATGTATCAAAAACTCCCGCGCATGTTCCGGAAACCTGTCCGGATCCTGGCGGAAGTCATTGAAACTCTGTTCAATTTTCAGCGGTTTTTTCAGCGTTTTTTCATCATGGCGCGCGCGCCCGCCCGTGTCCCCGCGCCCCGGTTTCCCCCGGCGCGCTTTTTTGACCTTCACCCGAGCCCTGCGCCGCTTTCAAATTTTTTTCCGGACCAGGGGGGCCTACAGGGAAACGCGCCCGAAGGAATCACAGCGCCAGCGCCGCTCTTTCCTGCGCTTTGCCGCGTGGCAATCCTTGCATAAGCAGATCGTGTTTTCAACGCTCAGCGATATCCGCGGATCGTTCACGTTCTGGGCTGTCAGCTCCACAATGTGGTGGATTTCTTCCGCCGGAACCGTCTTCCCTTTTGCCCTGCATTCCTCACACAGGCCGCCGGCAATGGCCAGTCTTGCAGGCCGGAATCGTCTCCATTTATAGGAAACATAAAATTTTTCCACTTCCGGACATTTGTTCATTGATGATGTGCACCCTCCCCTTACGCTGTCGCGCAGCACATCCCGCTGCGGCGAGGAAAAACCGCAGAACCTTAAAGAACAAATTGAAAAGGACGCTGGCCGTTCGGCTGCGTCCCTGTCTGATTCCTGCAGTTATAATTGTAAATGATCGAAAATGAAAGTCAATGTATCATACATAAACTTTTTTATTTTCGCTTTGCCTGCGCCCTGGAACCCCAGATTTTTCCTTGCTTTGTGCGGTCAAGATTTTTTATTTCCAGGCTCTGCGATTTCTGCACCGGTTTTCCCCTGTTGATGGCTCCACGCGGATGGTAAACAGCGCCGCCGGGATTGAATGCCTGGACGCTTTTCCGGCGTTCTTCTTCGTCCATTCCGATATAACGCAGCGTGACTGTCTGGCTTGTGTGGTTGAACCATTGGCGCAGCATTTCCAGATCCTTGTTCTGCTTATAGTGCCAGTAGCCGAATGTCTTCCGCAGCGTGTGGCATCCAATGTGTCCCTCCAGCCGGAACTGCTTGGCAATCAGCTGCATGTCGTCATAGGCGCAGCGCGTTGTAATCGGATGCTCAGTCCCATCGCCCAGCTTCATCCTGGATGGGAACAACAGCTGATCATCCTCCAGCTCCCGGCATCTGTCCTGAATGATTGCCCGGATGGTGGTGTTCAGCGGGATCCGTGTGACCTTGCCTGTTTTCTTCTCAATGGTTTCGATCCATTCACCGCACACATGTTTTTTGCGGAGCCTGACCAGGTCACTGATCCGCAGGCCCGTGTGGATGCCAAGCTCAAACAACAGGAACATCCGTTCACTGTGCGCGTCAGTCCTAGCTGCCAGCTCTTCCTGGATCTGCCGCAGCTTGTCCGGGTTCTTAATCGGTTGTACCTTGTTCATTCTTCACCCCTCTTTTACATTCAGTGTATAATTTTATGAAACTCTGATCATTATTAATTTCTCTTATATAATAAATAAGTAATAATTCTGATTCCTGATCTGTGTCCGCTTCTGATTTTCCAGTTGATATAATTTGAATGAAAGTGTAGCAATATTAAAAAACCTTTTCCTTAATGTATCGCTGTGCTTTCCCGCTGTGGTCATATCTGTAAACCTGGCCATTGATCCTGGATTCAACCCATGCATGATAATTCCTATCAGCATGGCCGATACATAGATAAGAAGTCACGCCGGCAGCTCTAAGCATGTTCACTGTCAGTGCCGCAATATCCTGGCAGATGCCGATATGCGTTTTCCAGCAGTCTGCCGGATCCGGATAGATCCCCTTCTTTCTGGCAACCTTTGCCGCTTTGATATAATCATAGATAATATTTTTCCTGATCCATCCTGTTATCATATCATATCTGGCTTTAAGGTCCCTGATCCCGGACGTCAGCTGACGCGCATATGCAGCGCTGGCTGCGTGATATGGAAGATACTTACTCATTAATGCCTCCTTTTAATCGCAAGGCCACTTAAAGCCGAAGTCCGACCGTTTGATTTTGCATTGCGGTTCTCCGTCTTTCCAGAACACGATGCCTTCGATCTTGTGCTGTTCCAGATAATCCCGCAGGCCGTCAAACGTTCTCGGAACATCAGGCAACATGGTCACGCCATGCCGGAAAAGAATATCTTTTTCAAGGTGATGCGGATTCCCTTTAAAATGAGGCCCAACGGCTTCATATGTTCCATCCTCTGGCACGCCAACATCCGCAATCGTGTTATGAAGGGCCTCCAGATGCCAGCGCGATCCAGGGTCTTCCTCCAGCACAAGCACCCAATGCGGCCAATGGCCGGTAATAGGATCAGGATCGCAGCACGGAATAGCTCCCTCCGGCGGCTTTTTGCCTTTCTTGGCATCATACCGCTTGTAAAACATGCCGTTGATAATGGCACAGCATGTGCCGTCAATCTTTTCCGTCGCAGTTCCTTCTCCATCCAACACCCACTGAAGGCCCGGAGAAGTAAGAACCGGCTTTATCCCCGCTACCTTGTGATCCGCGTACTCTCTCTCAAAAAGTGTAGGTATCTTTTTCATAACTGCCTCCTTTAACGCACTACCATAATCCGTGCTTCTATTTCCGCATTGTCGAAAATCGGTTCATCTGAATCTTCTCTTGTGAAATAGCTAATGTATCCTTCGTCCATTAATTTGTTTGCTAACTGGTGTGCCACATCACGCTTGATATATTCACTATATTCTGTTGTATTTGGAGAAATCATCCGCTTGTCAATAAGTTTTCTTATAACCAGCGTATCAAAATTACGATGTTCAATATGTACGGGTACGGTAGTCTTCATAGCCTGTTCGGCAATTATCCTGCGTTTGATTTCCCTGTATAACCTATTTTGATTGCGTTTGTATGATTTCTTGCTCATCATTACGCTCCTTTAAATGCATAAATTGCATTGCATATTTTCCGGATGGTATTCCATCACACATGACGGATAATAATCACTGACATCTTCTGTGCCTATTTTCAAAATGACGTTTGCTGTAAACGGGTTTTTAATAATCAGAATGTCAGAGTCATCGCCCATGAAAGAACCTTTATTAGTGTGATCGCAAAATACTCTTTCAGGTTCAAATGTGTTTTTGCACGGCGTTTCAGATATTCGTAAGTCCTTCATGTAGCTTCTATATCCATCGTCTGGATCTTCTTCTGCGATATATGTCACTCCATCAAGACAGAAAAGTATATTTGTTTCCCCATCTTTTCCTATTGAATAATCAACCCCGGAAAACATATGCTCACCTTTCAAGCTTTTGAGTTCCATAACCTTTCCTCCATTCTCGCTTATTTATTCATTTGGTTCCTTTAAATCAGCTTGAACGTTATAACTGTTTTATGTTCGTATTCATCTGCTTCACAGATTGCTTCCGCTTCTCCATCAAGAATTTTAGTTGCCCATTCTCTGAAGCCGATACCAAGGAAGTCGAATAAATACTCATACTTTTTTATTCTCGCTTCCTGCTCTTTCAACAACAACAATATTGCTTTATATGGGCAGTTGCCAATCAAGCCCCCGTTCAGGTCGCATTCTTGTATCCCTTTTATAACCTTTTCCCGGTCTGACATTTTAAGAGAATCTTCCATGTTTCCCCCTTCAGAGATCAATAATCATCCGGATTTCATCCATCATTTCCAGCCATTCCTCATAGGCTTTCCGCTCTTCATCAGTCATATCCTCCAGGCTCTTGTCCTGGCTGTTTTCCCCGTGGTCATCTTCATTGCACATCTTTATCACTCCAAGCACATAACCTGAGAACATGCCCGCATTTCGGGCAATAGTTTGGAAAAATCATATCATTCACAATAGGGCAATTTCCTGGCCGTGTTTCTGCATACTCATCAATGATGTATTTATCCGCCGGTGCATCACAATGGTCTTTATATTCCATGGCCAGGCACATCAGCGTCCCTTCAAAAGTTCCGCTCGTAATCCAGTGCGACATGGGGCAATCAATGCATTTCCTTGGGAGATTGATATCAACAGCAATCATGCGTACCTCCTATAAGAGCTGCGGATATCATCTTTATTCAGAATGACATATTTCATGGTGGTATCCAGCTTTTCATGTCCAAGGATATTCGCCACTTCCTGGATCGGCATCCCATGCCGGCTCAGATCTGTGGCCAGTGTCCGCCGGAACTTGTGCGGATGCACATGGTCAACGCCTGCAGTTTCTGCCAGTTTCTTCAGCATCACCCGGACGCCGTTTTGCATCAGCCTTTCCCCGCGTTTGTTAATGAACAGCGCCGGATCATCATCTGTCCTGGATCGCAGATACTGATCCAGCAGCATGCCGGCCACAGGGCTTAGATATACCGTTCTCTCTTTGTTTCCTTTTCCATGAACAACGCATTCAAGGTCCTGGATCCGCACATCGTTGCGGTTCAGCTCAACCATTTCGCTGATCCGGCAGCCAGTGGAGCTGAGAAAGTTTATGATTGCCCGGTCCCGGATAGATTTACAGTTATGATTCAGCTTTTCAAGGTCAATTTCTGAATAGGTCTTTTTCTCTTTCTTTGCCACTTTGATTGCGCCCAGATTGACTGTGGGATTCTTTTCAATCAGGCTTTCCCGCTGCAGCCAGTTGAAATATGCGGAAAATATTTCCCGGTATCCTTCCAGCGTCCGGTCAGCAATGCCGCGCTCTTTCTCCGCGGCCAGATAGGACCGCAGATGATAAACCGTCACCCGGCGTGTCGGAACCTTCACAAATTCCATCAGCCTGCGGATGATATAAACATACCTGTCAATGGTTTTCTGGCTGCGGCATTCCACTTTCATGGCTGCAACAAAGCAAATCAGCAGATCATCATTTTCGTTGT